TTATTTTAGGTATTTCTTGTAATTTGTATATTTCAACTTCTGGTACTGACGGCTGTTCTTGCCCTTGCCGTATAGCTCGCCATTGTAAACATATACTGCTGCAATATTAAGTGTCTGACCTTTCTTCCAACGCTTAACCACCTTACCGCCCAACTTGTCGAACATTTTAACTCCATTTATAGTTGTTTTAACTTTAAAAGGTGTTTGAATATTCAACTTGAAGCAATCCCAAGCTACAGGATGCTCAACCATTGGTGCCGGACAGTTTTTTCCACAGACATCGTAATGTCTGACTACTTTTTTGTGAGAGATTTTAAATTGTTTCATTAGTTTTTTTGTATATCTAACTGTGTTTTTAATCGTCTTATTTCTCACATCAAGGATCTTGTCCTTTGCTATTCCACACATCTCTATTCCTATTGAGTTGGAATTGGTGCATTTCCTCCAATATGGGGCTTTGCCGTTACTGTAATCTTTGCCACAATGATAAGCTGTTGCCGTCAACGGAACGCTTATGGTGACTGAATCATCATCTACAAATGCGTTGGCAGATACTCCAACTCTTTCTCTTCCAAAGTATTCGCCATTGTTTTCGTCGGTGTCGATTGACCCGGCTGAATAATGAATAACAATAAACTTCTTAATCCATATACCTTTAAACCAATTATAAGCATTTGCAATCTTTTTTTTAATTGTCATATCTACTCCTCCACTTCTGGCAATCCTGCCACACTTGTTAAAATACTAACTACTCCTGCTGTTGCTGAAATTCCGATTATTGAAACCCAATCTAATTCTGTAATTAGATTTCCTACAGTAATCAATGATACTGCTGTCTGGGCCATTGTCTTAACAGCCCTAATGCCTGCTGCTTTAATCCATTTTTTGTTCATTTCAAAACTCCTTCCTACCTTATTGGTAATGCCATTACTCTTTCGTGAATTTCTGTTCCTGTTCCATTTCCACCTAACGCATGATACGCATTATATAAATGTTCAAAATCGTCTAATGCTTCGACCGATATGTGTTCCTGCGCTATGTACTGCTTGCCTAATGTGTAGATTTTGTTGTGCAGAATAGCAAGCACTCCATCCTTAATCAACTTGTTTGAAGAGTGTTTCATTTTTATATGATTAAAAGTTGCTACTCCAATAGCTCCGATTAAAGATGGAACGCCGAGCAAAGATAAAAATTGATATAAATTCATTTACTCTACCTCATGTTCCTCCTCAATCGTTTCATCTGTTTCTGTATAAATCCTACTATCCTTGTATTCAATAGGGTCGACAGCCTCTTCATACATAACGCCGTCTCTTTCTATAAATAAACCTCTGTCTGAATAGTTTTTAACGAATTTTTCGTCTTTTATTGTTACTGTTTCTGTTATTAACACTTATACCACCTCTATTCCCATACTTTCATTTCTTCTTTATACCAAGCTTCTTCTTCGTACCAATTCAAAGGTTCGTATTTACTTCCCTCTAATGGCTTAAATTTGTCGGCATAAACAGACCAATTTGTGGCTACTTTGTAGGATTCTATTAGGTCTTGTGGGACGTAGATTTCTTCAATAGACTGAATACAACTCCTATTTTCGAGCGTAGTCAATACATTATTTCTTAATACTAATATTGTCAAATTTGGCATAGATGATGATGAGCGAATAAGAGATGTATTCCCTGCATCTAACAAACATATTCCTGTTATAGAACAACTATGATCAGTTAGTGATACACACTTGGGAATAATTAAACGTTTTAACGTGGCTGTATTCACAAAGCAAGCAAAGCCCATTGTCCTTAAATTTGGCAAAATAAGGTTTTCACATCCGATTGTGTGAAACACATGTTCTCCTATACTAACTACGTTTGGAAAGTATAAATGTTTTAAACTCGAACAACTATATAGAGAGTAATTTCCTATATTAATAACTGCATCACATCTCACGTTATGAATGGTAGGCATATAATAAAATTTATACTGTCCTAATTGCATTAATTTTTGGTTAATATAGTCAACAATATCATCTGTTATATAGTCATCTAACCCCTGCAACGTGCTAATACTATCAATAGCTTTTACCATCACATCATCTAACTTTGCGTCCTCATCTATGCTTATACCTTTTTCTTTCAATACTTGAACAACTTTCGTTCTGAAATTTTCAATTTCCATTAAATAATCATAATCAGCCATCACTTCGTCAATTGACTTCTTTGCTGCTAGTGCGTTATTTTCGCTTGTCTTTGCGTTTTGCTCGCTTAATTGAGCCTTTTCAACACTCGCATCAATTCCGTCAACGGCTTGTACAGCCTTGTCGGCAGATTTAGAAGCCTGATTACTTGCGTCTTCCGCTCTCTGCATATATTTAATATTACTGTCAACAGCGTGTATAGCACTGTCGCAAACGTTTTTTGTTTCATTCATAATTGCAATAATCTGTGTAAAGATGTCAATGTCAACCAACTGTACAGCGTCTGTAGGTGTTCCTTTTTTAATTCGCTGTCCTACGACAGTAGAAGTGATGCGCTGTTCATTGTCATTACTTCCGATTACTCCAACATATAACACACATTTCTTCTTGAATAAATCAGCAGGAAGCAAATCTGCGTCTACTCTGTTATCTTCTATTAATACATTAGTTGCTGTTTTCTCGTCGTAATCGTCTACATATATTACGGCGGTTTTGGTTGGAAACTCGTCCCACTCTTGCGAAAACTCGAACGCTAAACCGTTTACTTTCACATTCCCGGAACAGATTTCGGCTGTATTAGTTATTCGTGCAATCTGTCCGTCAATTTTTATATTAATATCCATAAAAACACTCCTTTTAAGCTTCAGCTAATCTAATTAATGTCAACTTAGCGTCACTAAATGATTCAACCTGCTGACTGTTTGTAATTACATTAAGTTCAAGTGCTACATCATCTGAATCAATTCCAGTAGTATCAAAAACATAATCGAATGTTATGCTACCTGACATTTCGCTTGAATTGTAACGAGTAAGGTTATGCATTGTAATGTAATTAACTCTATTTCCATCCTTGTTTAGCACTGCCAAAAACATAGATGTTGTGGTTGTGTCAATAGTTGAGCTTTTCATTGTGAATTTAAATTGTATTGAAATTTTGTAATAACAATTTTTCTTCAATTTTATTTTTCCGTCAGTAATTGTATATCCACTTATATCATGATATCCATTTTTGAAAGTTGCGTAATTAGAACCTTGCTCTGCAGGTATGCTCATATTATGCACACAAGCTAATATCGGTGTTTTCTTCCAATCGCTCTCCAGTCTGTCTTTTAAATTAGCAAATACAGCCCAATTATTTTTGTGGGCATTTTCAACTTCGCCGGTAACTGCGTCTGCTTTTTTTTCTACAGATTTAATTGCATCTGCAAGAGATGAATATTTGTTAAAAGTAGCTTTGGTAATATCAAGACTGCTTTCGTCAGGGAATATGCTTGTTGCATTTATTTTGTATTTTTCAATTCCTGTAAGAATAACTCTTTTAGTTTGACCTGGTCCTATAGTTGCTAAAATTGTATATCCATTTTTTACATTTACTTTAAAATTACCTCCATTGTTTACCACTTCAATAGCATCACAGTCTGTTGTAATTTCATCAGAATTGAAATCCAACACTTCTGGAGTTGTATCTTCACTTGCCGAAAAAACTTTTACTTCCTTAAGGACTAAAGTATTATCATAGATTAGTTCTTTATTTTTACTGTCATTTTCAGCAATTTGTTTATCTTGTTCACTTTTCCAATTATTCAACTCCGATTCTCTCGAATCCATCCAATTGTCTAATTCATCGTCTTTGTTGCCGATTTTTCCATCGACTTCACTAATTGAACTGTTCGCTTCTTCGAATCCCTTGGCAATGTTTTCCCTGACATCTTTAGCCATAATTGCCGTCCTAATTACCTTTGCAATATTAATTAAACTCATAATTTCATTCCTTTCCTGTACTTATTCAATTTAATGTATTTTTTGGCGGAGTATTTTTTTTCGCCAAATTCTAGCTGCACGTTCCACTCGTCGTTAATGTCTCTTGTCACTTTTCGCAACTTAACTGTTTCATTAAAGTTAATCTGCGGACATCTTATTGGGTAAGTTTTTCCAACTTCAAATTGTGCAGGTGTAATTCCCTGATCATATAAATCTAAAGCTGAGATATTTATTGATTTAATAATTGAGCTGTTCTTTTTTAACCACTTTGTCGCTTTTTCTTTAAGGCTTGTAGTCTTCTTAACACTGTCGAATTTATGTCCTTTTGCGATTACTCCATAAATCTTCTTGCTTTTTTTGTCTTCGACATAATAGTCAGTCTCATTCATTCCAATAGTTCCCATTGGAAGTCCTTCCGTTGTGAATGGAACAACCCTTGTGCATAAATCAAACGACGGAACGATTGATATACTCTGCATGTTCACGTCAAGAGTTAGTTCAACTCCTCCGCCAACATCACCATCACCTAATACAGACAATGTTAATTTGGTTAAATCGTCTGTTATTTTAAAATCTAAATCATCCGTAAATGCTTCTTGCGACAACACTCCCCAGGTAGAAGATTCTGCGGTTACTTCAACATTTTCCAAAATTGTATTACTTTCAGGTGGACTGTAAACTATATACTTCTTGCTTGATTCTCCAACCTGTTTATTATGAAAATCAATCATAAACTGAACAGCCTTAGTTAATGTAATATCATAGCCTTCCAGTCGTCCAATTAATGGATAAGCAAATGTATCATTCAAAAATCCCAAACAGCCCTCGCAAGTGACTTTCTTAGACACTGTTCCATTACTTTCAACAGATGGTTCAACCAATATGACTCTGCCCGAAAATACGCATTTTTCTTTTTTGAAAATTCGAACTCTTGTAACAAATTCAGTTAATTGGTTAAAGCCTACATTATCTGGATAAATGGTAAATGTAGCAGACGGAATAGCATTGATTTCTTCTACATATTCGCCATCAACACGTCCGTCTACTCTATCTCCTGATATATTCAAGGCTTTTTCTCCGTTGTAAATCCAAACATCCAGCATATCTACAGCTCCCTCCTATACCAATCGAATGAAACAGTAATGGAAGACACACTGTTTGTATTAACTACGTTAAACACGTTCTTGCCAGGCTTAAGCTTGTAACCTGCTGTGTATGTGCCTTTTGAAAAATGATAAGCATTTCCATCAATGGTCACATCAAAATCAGCACTTGCTGTATACTTGAATGGAACAAACTCTGGACTTGTATTGTTCACAGTGAATGTTTTACCCTGAACTGCTGAAAAAGAATCTGGCTGAAATTCATCAAGTTCAAAGTTGATTTCATCCCACTTCACATCGTGAATTCCTTTGTTCCATATCTTAAACGGATAACCTTTAAATGTAATTGTTAATTCTCCATAACCTCTTTCATTGCTTGCAAGTGCTACGCTTTGTCCTTCAATCAAATAGTGGTATTCAGGGTTGAAATTATCCTGTAAAACCTTATCGCCTGAAGGAGACATTACAATGCTGTTAATCTTTGTCAGTAATCTGTCTAAGTCTGTTGAATCGTCAAGAATTAACTGACCTGTATAGACAAGCTCTCTATCTTCAAACAGCGAATAACCCAATTTAGAGTACATGTTATACGTTCCTGATTTATACGGAACGCTCTGTCTGTTTTCCTTTTTTGATGGGGGCTGTTTAGTTACAGTATCAACAATAAATCCAAAAGCCTTGTAAAAATCTACTCCGTTATATGTTATTGTTCTAATCAATAGCTAATCCCCCTTTCTTCTAACTCGTAGCCTATTCCGTCATATCTATCCCGATGTCCTGCTGTAGCACCTACAAGCTTATTTCCATCAACGTATAAGTTGCTGTCTTTTTTTAGTAATGCTCTAAGTAAGCTGTTCGTTTCACTTGAATCAATAGCAACATTAACCGCTCTCTGTCCGATGTTCTCATTAACCATTCCCAGCATTTTTCCTGTTTGAATCCATAACTGCTTCGAGCGTGGTTCATTATTGATTGGAATGGCTGCTTCCGCTGATTCTTCAGCGAATGTTGTTAGGAATGTACCTTTCTTGTAAATTCCGCCGACTGCGTTAGCCGGAATCAATCCTTTTGCACTCGGTAAGCTCCCCTTGTATTTAATAGGAACTTTTAGTGGGTTTACTCCAAAAGAATCATAAAAACCTTTGCGAATCTCTTTAGATATTTTGTTTCCCACACCGGTCCAACTTGCCTGAAATGGTTTCTTTAACTGTCTTACCCATCTGTTAGAGATACCTGCAAAATTAATACTTTCCAATTCTGATTCTGCAAAATCTTTCGCTCTTTTTGCATCGTTTAATACTGCCTTGCTTACTTTTCCGCTTTTGTATAATCTTAAAGTTTTTTCGTAATTGGCAGCTGCACTGTTGTATTGTTTTATCAATTCTATCTTTGATGCAGATGTGCTTGTCTTGTAATTATTTACTAAGGCTGTTGTTGCTCTTTTTCGTGCTTCTTTGTCTTTGCTGACTGCTGCTTCCTGTAAATTCTCATAATTTTGAGTAAATGTTTTACTTTCGTTGTAATACTGCTTTTGCTTATCTAATGTCTTTTGTATACTATCTCGCTTGTCTTTTTGTACAGCTAAAACACTTTTTGTCTTATGAATCTCTTCTTGTAATTGATTGATAGTGGCTTGACTTCTATCTGATGGTCGCTTACTCTGTTCTACTGCTAACTGTCCATTCAACCCTGCAAGCTTTTTGTTTGATTCCCATACTTTTTTATCCTGTTCGTTGAGCTTACCTGTTGTTTCAGTAATTTTTTCTTTCCATTTATTCTGCTCTTGTAATTGCTTAACGTACGCATCCTTATTTGCATCAAGAAGAGCTTCAGCCTTTTTTTGTGCGATTGTTTGTTTGATATTTTCACGCAGCTTGCCGTAGCCCTTAATTTGACCATTAACAATCTTTAACTCAATACCCAACGCTTCAGATAATGCTCCTACAATGACCTTAGCCTGATTTTCCTTGCCTTTTTTGATTTTCCCATCTTTATCGACAATTTTATCCAACTTATTTGCATAATTCTCATACAAGCCAAATTGAGATTGAACAGTTTCGCCATTCTTCTTGATTGAATCGCGCAATTCTGTATAAGCACTCTGGGCTTCCTTTGCTTCTTTTGGAAGCTCTTTCGTTCTTGTTGCCAAATAACCAATACCTACTGCTAATCCTGCAATTGCAGTTGTAAAAAGAATAATTGGATTAGCCTGCATTACAGCAAGAAGTCCTGTTTGCGCCACTGTTTCTGCTTCTGTCGCTACTGTTTCAGCTTGTCTTGCAACAGCTAAAGCTTTGACCGTACTAACACAAGTCGATATACCTTTGCCCAAATCAACTAAAGACCTACCAAAGTTAACCACCTTATTGACTGTGAAAACTGTTCCGGCCACAACGCCGACTGTCTTAATTCCAGCAACGATATCATCCACATGTTCGATTGCTTCTTTAGAGTATTTTTCTGCATTTTTCCCAAAATCGTCGATGTACGGTGTTAATTCTTCAAGGAAAACTCCACCAACTTCTAATCCTACATTTTTGATTTTAGTTAAAGACTTATTCATCTTTGTTGAAGATGTTTGAAGCTTATCAACAGCTTTTTTCGTGCTTCCGGACGATTTCTTCATTCCTTTGAGGGAATCGTTAAATCCGTCTGCTCCATCTTTCATCAAAACTAACGCTGCACTTCTTGCATTTGATTTACTGAAAAACTCGCCAAACTCTTTGTCGTTCTTCTTTGCATATTTCTGTAAAACGCCCAAACAATCACCCAACGAATAGCCTTTATTCATCAGTTCTTTAAAGCTATAACCAGTTTGCTTTTTCAGAATTTGCGCAGATGTTTTTCCACTGTCGGACATTTCGTCTAATAAGCTCTTTAAATTTGTCGTTGTTTTAGCTGTGTTAACACCATTGGCTGTCATTATCGCATAAGAAGCAGCTACATTTTCCAAATTAACATTTTGTGCTTTAGCTACAGGAATAACATTTCCCATTGATGAAGCCAATTGGTCAACTGTCGTCTTACCTTTATTCTGAGTTTGAATTAAGATATCAGATACACGTGTTGATTCCTCTGTCTTGAGATTGTAAGCGTTAAGAATTGTAGTTACAATATCTGTTGCTTTTTCAACTTCTGTAAATCCACCTTTTGCAAGTTTCAAGTTATCCGCAACAAAGGCTACCGCATTAGATGCGTCCTGACCTGCTGACATAGCCTGATATACGGCTTCCGCTATATCATTGACACCTTTGCCTGTCTCATTAGACAGTTCTGTGATTGCATCTTTCATTGACTTAGCCTTGCCGTTATAATTGGTCATTGCTCCATCAGCTAATGTATCAACTTTAGCAAGCGAATCTTCATATTCACTTGCCATCTTAACTGTTGCTCCAACAACTCCGACAACACCTGCTGCAACTGCTCCTGACGCGTTACCGACTTTGTCAAATCCGTCTTTTAATTTTTCACTCTGTTCAGCAGTAAGCCCCATGCGTTTCTGCTGTTCTTTGAGTTCCTTATTGGTGTTACCCAACTCTTTTTCGAGATTACTTTCAGCAATTTTTGAAGCACTTAATTGCTTTGTTAATCTTGCCACTTCTGTACTGTCATCGCCATAAACCTTTTTTGCTTCTTTCAGCTTTGCTTCTAATGCCTGTGTTTTATTTTTTTGAGCTTCTAACTCTTTTGTTAAAAGCTGTTTTTTTCTAGCCAAGCCTTGGACGGACGTTCCGGTGTTTTTCATTTGAGTTTCGTTCAATCTCAACTCACTTCTTAATGTAGAGATGTCCTGGTTAGATTTTTTGATTGCTTCGTTAAATTCTCTTGTTTCAGCAGTAAATATAATTTTTGCTTCGTTCTTACTCGCCATTCCGTCCCCTTTCTTTTTCTTCCTGATAGCCTAGCCAATTTTTGAATGAATTTTCATTAAAAATAATTCCATTAACGAACGCTATAGATTTATTCCAAAATACATCTTCTGACATTTTTCCTACAACGCAATACCAATAGTAGTGGTCTTTAACGTCAATTAATGGCATGTCTTTCAAATCAATCCGCGCTCCCTCAAAGTTGAACGTTCTTTTATTAAAAAAAGCGCGGAAGTCTAGTTTTTTGGGTTCAGTAGGTCACTGTAGCAGGTAATAACTTCAATTCTATTATTTGAAATCATTCCGCAAAAATCTTCAAAGCTAACATCTTTTCCAACTGTTGCGATATAGGCAATCCTTAAAACTTCAACCATATCTAATTCATTGACTGAATCCTTTCTCTGAATTCCAAAATACTTTTCTGCCAATGCTGGCTTTTCCTGTTCGAATTTATATAAATCTAAAAAAGTTAATTCAACTTTCTGTTGTGTTCCATCTTTTAATATTAAATTTGCCATTTTTCCTGATTCTCCTTAAAAAAATAGGAGTAGCAATCGCCACTCCCACTGATTATTTTTTCTTCGCTGTGGCTTTTTCCTTAACTTCTTCAATTAGCTGTGTGCCCTGACTTAATCTGCCAGCTTCAACTAACTTCTTTGTGTTAGATATAATCTCGTCATATCTAGCTTTAGTTAGCTGGAAAACTTCGCCAACTTCGTGTGCTTTTTTCGTTTTAATATCAATAAAGCGTCTTAATACCTTTGCTTTCATTTTAAGCAGCCTCCTCGTAAACGTCAGCAATGTTGAATTTTTCTATCCAATTCTGCTTTAATGTTGCGTCCTGTAATTCTTCAAGAGTAGCTTCGTATAAGCCATTTCCCTTTTCATCAGGAGTAACCTTGATTGTAAATTCGACCTGCGCTACTTCATCTGCTCCATTTTCTGTTTTTCTCGCGATTCCGTCAGTGATTATACATCTTGGATATGCTCTATACTTAACTCTCTCGTATTCGTCCTGAACTTCGGCTGTAAAGCAGAAGTATTTATGTTTAGAATTTTTTCCATAAGCATAAACACCATCTTTTAATGCTTCGAATTCCATTCCATAAGCTTTCTTGAATACATCTTCTCTAACGTGAGCAGTAACCTTTAATTCGCCTGTACCTGTTCCCTTAACAGAAACAGTTTCTTCAACACCTTCAAAGTTTTTAGTAACGATTCTTGAATCCATAGATTCTTCAAGCGTTCCGATAGAACCTAACACCTGAGCTATGATGTTACCAACGCTTTTTGTTTCGTCTTCAAACTTCACTGTTGCCTTTGTGATGTAATAATCTGAAAAAACTTTCTTATCCATCTTCTATCTCCTTTTCTATATATTTCCATTTTTAAATATGTTCTCAACACACATTTTTAACACCTTACCTGCCTTATCTTCTGATCCTTTTATCATAAAATGCTGTTCGCCATGATGATTGTGTGAATTAGTTCCATCATCAGGAAAGTAAAGATACTGATATTTATTTGTTGTGTTAATAACCACTGCTAAATCCGTAGATTTCTTCTGATTGACTGTCAGTGACTTTGCTAACTTCGACGCTCTAGGCTTTCCTTTCCACTTTCTATTAGATGGATGAATTTTAGCCTTAATTCCTGTCATTATCTCTTCGGCACCTTCACCCTTTAGGACTTCGCCGATTGATTTTTCTGCAACACTCTGATATTGCTCAATTGCTCCTTGCAATTCATCAAAATTATCTTTCTGACTTAAAGTAACTTCCGACATTAATAATCAACCCTTTCCACGTATTTAAACGGAATTGATACTAGCTCATAAGGCACGTCATTTTTCTGTTCATAGTCGATTCCAATATCTGTATTGGTCGAAACTCTTAATCCAGCCTCTTTTGCTTTTGCAACAACCTGACTGATTAATTCGTCGGCTACCCAATCTTTGGAAACAATAACAACTTCAAAATGTCGTGTGTGTGCTGTAGCGTTTTGGTTCACGTTAATGTCTGTTCTCCCGAACACGATAAATTCGCTCTTATCCTTAACAGAACTGTCTGCTATGCCATAGTAAACAGGAATGTTAAGCTCTTCGAGTTTACCTCTAATATTTTTAAGTAAATTTTCTTTTTCTTCCATTAACCTAACTCTCTTTCACCTTGTAAATATAAATACAGATTTTTGTTGCCATCATCGTCTATATGCTTAATTGAATGCATTTTTCCATCAATTAGAACAACGTTGTTTGTCTTGATTCCTTTAACTTTTCGGACTTTGATTTTTTGTGTAAGCTCAAAACTTTCACTCTTGGCAAATTCAATGTCTTCCACTCTTTTCGACATCTTCTGATAATTCAGCTTATAAATCACATCAAGGTCGTTCTTCGTTGTGGCTGAAATTCTAGCACCAAATTCGCTCTTTTTTTCTTTCAGCTCACAAATCTTCACTACTCCGTCTGTGTATCTGTCAAACTGGCTCTTTTCCATTGTGCCACCTCATTTCTTGCTCTTACACTTAAAATCTCTGACCGATAGTTTTCAGTAAATTTATCACTTACATTATTCAACTCATATAAGCAATAGTTTTTTAGCAACATTCTTTCCGTGCTTGGCTCTGTCCAATCAATGACTTCGCTGTCTTCTACTCCAAATAAAGAGCGAAGAACAGGGATAGCATCTTCAATTATTCCTACGATTTTTCTATCGTAATCTTCGTCACTAAACGTGATGTCTAATGCGTCTTTGATTTTTAACACTAATTCTTCGCTCATAACTTATCCTTCCTATGCTGCAACTTCGGCTACATTCTTAACAAGTAAATATGCTTCTTCAAGTTTTGAAATATCAACAACAATGAAGCAAGTATCATCGTAAGCTCTACCTGCTGCATACTGTTTAATCTTGTATGTACGCATATCTTCAAGGAATTTGTAATCATCAGAGAATTCAATAACTCCGTCCTTGCTTCCGCCAGCGAGTAAGTAGTATTCTTCTGGAATACCAATGATTGCTTTTCCGCTAGCTACTGCTGCAGATGTCATTGTTTCTGTAGCAAATGGGAATACGTCCTTAACATACCCGCCTGATGCGTTCATCACTGTTGATGCAGGCATTACTTTTGTTAAGTAGTCTGTCATATTTGTGATTAGAATAACGCTGTTGAACGCTCTATCATTTCCCTTTTCTGTTTTTGCCAATTTAGCAACAACTGCACCATATTCCTTTGGTGAGAATGACTTTAATGTTACAGGAGTTTTTTCTGGATAACCTGTTGAAGTATTAAAACTTACGCCATCGTGAATATCTCTGTTCATTCCAACAGGGCAATTAACTCCGTTTCCGTTGATGATTCCATCTTCTAATCCGTAAGCTAATGCTTCCTTAAGCACTTCTCTTACGTATGCATCAAGATATGTTGGGCCCATTTCGATTAAGCCTTTGCTTAAATGAACAAATGCTGTTAATTTATCCTGTTTAACATCGATTTCTTTTAACCCTGATGTGATTTCCTGTGTAATTGCATCAGTAATTGTTCCCCATACAGCCTTCTGTGATGAATGGTCAGATAAAACCCATTTTGTAACATATCCAACAAATCTAAAGCTGATTCTAGATAAAAGTGGATGATTCTGCTGTAACTCCTTATACACATCTTCAATGATTGTTGTTGGCATAGCTCCGTCAGGAATATCAGATAATAAAGCCTGCTTTGCATCATTTGCCTTAACTGAATTTGCTACGCTTTCATAGAATTTCTTTTCGTCACTTGTGAGCTGTCTGTAACCTCTCTGTGCTAATGCCTGAGCATCATGTGTTCCCTGAAGCTCTTTGTAATCCGCAGAAATTTTATCAAAAACTGTGTTGCAAAATTCTGTAACTCCAGCAGATGCATCTTCTGCATTGCCACTCTTAACTGCTGCAGCAATCTTTTCAATTGCTTTTGCTTTCTGTTCTTCAAATGCTGTTAATTTAAACATTGTAAATCTCCTTTTCTTATAAATTTTTTAAAAATTCAAACATTACGTTCTTTTCTTCTTTTGGTTTCGGTTCCAGCTCTGGTTCAGGTTTCGGTTCTATTGGCTCCGGCTCAACCGCCTGGCTCTGTTCGATTAAATCGTAGAGCTGGCGCTTAACTGACTGTGAAGCCTTGTTTGTCTTTTCATTGACGATAGTTGTCGCAAATCCCATCTCATAGCATTGAGTAGGATTTAACCAAGTCTCGCCATCTAACAACTCAACTAATTCTTCTCTTGAAATATTAATCTTATCAAGATAGGCATTGATTGAGCATTCGGTGATTGTATCTAAAGCGTCTGCCTGCTTTCTTAAATCTTCTGCATTACCAGAAGCATTAGTCCACGCATTATGGACAAAAAGAAGTGAAGAGTTAGCCATCACCCTTTCATCTCCAGCCATAAAGATTACACTTGCAATTGAGCAAGCAAATCCATCGCAGTAAGTAGTGACTTTCGCCTTATGTCTTTTCAACGCGTTATAGATTGCGATTCCTTCCGACACAACTCCGCCATATGAATTAATATAAACATTAATGCTGTCTACATCTAATCCAGCAAGCGTCCCAGCCACGTCATTTGCTGAAACTTCGCCATCGAACCATTCCTCAGTGACAATGTCACCGTAAATATACAAATCTGCTGTTCTATTTTCAGAATTTGTAATCAATTGAAAATACTTATTTGCCATTTCTTCTCCTTTCCATCCATTAAGCTGAATCAATGACGCCATCCATCACGTCTTCGGCTTTCGAATTATTTTTTGTAATAAAGAATTGTTCCATAAATTCTTCATCTATTGCATCAAGCCCAAACATTCCCCTTGCTTCATTAGGATTTAGAATTGTATTCGCAATTAATGTTCCAACATTGCTTGCATTTTCAACTATTGAAGAATAAGGGATCTGACTTGTGTCAACCACTGCTCTTGAGCCTTGTTGCCATTCTGCAAAATCAAAACAATTTCCTGTTAAAACATCGTCAATCACTTTCGCTACAGGCTCGACAGCGAATGTAATAAATGCTTTAACAACTTCTGACATATTGTTAATATTGCCTTCCATCATCGACATTGGAATCTTATAGGCTTGTCCTGCGATTTGGAACATGTCTTTTCGCAATTTAACCAAATCATCGCAATTCTTTGTTTGATTTCCGACTTTAAATTCGGTCAACTCAAATCCGTTGTTTTCAGGATAAATTCCATCAGTGCCTTGAATGAAACTCTTCAACTGTTCTTTCAAGGTTTCTTCGTAATATTGATTGAATGTCTTATCTCCGATTTTGTCAGAATGAATTTTCAATTTATATTTCTGCCCATTTACCTTTAAAAATGATTGAAGGGCGTATGATATTGCTTTTCCGTAATCGACATACAATGCGTCAATTAATTGGGTTATATTTTCATCTTCTAATTTGAAGTAAAGAACTTCATCTGCTGCATAAGTCTTATTCAAGCATAAGCTCTCAATTCTTATTCCTGAAAAGACATCACCATTGAACGGATACGACTGTCTTTGAAATTCATCAGCGACAAACATTTTTCCATTGCTCTGAATAACTAACGCTCCATCAGGTTCGGTTAGCATTTTCGTGACTAACTTATTAATGAACTGACTTCCGCTTTGGTTATCGTTCGGCTTAATATTCCAGGCATAATATTCATAAGAGTTTTTAGTTTTTTTGCCCTTATCAAAAAACTTAATCTCGCATTTGCTAATTGCATTTGCGATGTACGACACTGCAATCTTGACAGCTAAGGCTTTAAACGCAAGCTGTTGACTAGCATCGCAAGAGATGTTCTTGATTTGTGCAGAAGTTGTTCTTTTTTCTAAAAAATTAATCAATTTCTCTTTTATGCTAAACATCTACTTCTTCTCCATTAAAAAATAATTGGCTGGATGTCAGATATATCAACATTCACATCATTATCCAATAAATCTATCTTTGTCATTCCTGCAGCAAACGCTTGGAATGTATCTGTCTTTCTGTAGTGAGGCTCTATCTTTCCGTACAGGATATTGTTGCCTGAATCATATTTTTTAACGTTGTTAATCATCCAACGAAACACAGGAACATCACCGACCACTAAATTGTGATTTATAAAAAGTGAATTTATAACACTTACCACCTGTCCTATATCATTAGGTCTTGCGTAGAATAAGTTTTTTTGTTCTTTACAAAATCCAATTCTTTTCAATGCTGGCAACAGATAACCTCTTCTGAAATAATCAACAACCATTCCCTTGATTCGATAGCCATGTTCATCAACTTGTCTGTCGAACCATTCAGCCAACATGTCTGCCGGAATTTCAACTTCATCAACAATTGTCAAGTCTCCTTTTGCTCCCCACTCTTCAATCGGGGCTTTAATTCCCGGCAAGTCTCGGGAATATTTGCATACAAACGTATGCTGTTTGATTATCACCTTGTTGTCAATTTTGAAAATTAAAACTACTCCAGCGAAGTCATTAGTTAAAGCATAATCACAAGATCCAACGCAAGCCATTCCGTCAAGGTCAGGGATTTCTTGATTTGTTGCAAGAATATCCTCCCATTTTGCAATTTCAACATCTTTGTTGCCGACCGGATAGCCCATTCTTTTCGCCATAAATTCAGGATAATAATTTTGTTTATACGGCATTTCTTTAACTTCTTTTGCTACCCTTCGCTTAATTGATGCGAATGTTGGGTCTTCAATTGATGGAATAGATTTAACCCATTTAGTTGGATCTTTCCATTCATCTTCTTTTTCAATTTTGCACCAAAAAGGCAATATTCTATTTTCGGAATCGTATTCTTTCAGAATATCTTTCATCCTGTCCTTGTCCTGATCAAGAAGCCCACCTCTATTTTTCCCGTCAGAACTGATTGTGATTGTCCTGTCTTCTGGAACTTTACCAAGTCCGGATGTTAATACATCTATGTTCTCTCCGTCAGTAGCAAGATAAGCATGTTTTTCATCAATGATAATACAACCAGTTCTTTTTGAATCTTTTGTCTTGGCAGAGCTGGTATTATATCTGATATGCGATTTTGTGACCTTGCAACAAATGTCTTCCTTAGTGGCGGAATAATTGCTTTTCATTGCCTTTGCATATTTCGCCGGTGGATTTGTTACTATTTCATACACATCATTAAACGATGTCTTCGCTTGGTTCTCTGAATTGGCAAGAATATCAATGTTATATCCCTGTATGCCGTTATATGGACTGGTAAAATAAAATATTAAAAAACTAATAAATCCATTTTTTCCAGAACCACGACCAATCACTATCCATATGTCTTTGAAAAACACATCTGAATTGTCAGCTATTCTAATTCCAACAATGCAAGCAAAAAGGAAAATTTCCCACTCCACCAAATCATAAGAAAAATACTTTTGCAGAGTTAAACCTTTTTCGACTCTATCTTCATCAAAAAAAACATCTTCTCTTTCCAACACTGGAATAATGACATTATTAATCAACTGTTCCTGTTCCTTACAGTGCTCAATCTCATTGTTTAAAATTTTTTCCATGTAAGGATTTAGATACTTGCTATAGTGTTTCAGGTTCATCACCGCCATCATCAGCAGAAGGTTTTAATTTCAGAAAAGTTAATATGCTTCTCATCTCTTTTGTTAATAATCTCTTTTCCTTAACTAAACTTGGACTAAACTCCTGCCTTAACTTATTGTTTATCATCGCTAAATTATCGTAATACTCCATATACTGGTCCACCTGGTCGAGCAGATATTTTTCCGTAGTTCCATTCTGTTCAAGTGCCGACAGAATGGCTTTTTCTGTATCTTTACGCTTCATCATTGCTTTGTTTGGTCTCGCCATGACATCAGCTCCTTTTCACCTTTTTGGTAGTATCTCCGGATGCTTATAGCCCCCCCGTTGAAATTCCCCTTCAAAATTAAGGGGTTTTAGGGGGTAGGGGGTGTCTTTACCAGCGCTCTTCATTGATATAATTCTGTTCAGATTTTGTCTGATTTGGTCTAAATCCATATCTATGATGGATGGCTTCGTGACATTCCTTGCAGAGTGGAATTAGATTCCGTTGTTTGATTCCATTCTTATCAATATAGAACTCTTCAAATGCTAACTCTGGATGCTTAGTCACTTCCTGAACGTGATGGACTAAGACTGCTGAAGTTATCTTGTTTGATTCTTTGCAACGTTGGCATTCGAAGTGGAATGTCTTTAGAACTTGCAATCTTAATGTCCTGAACTCCCTGCTCTTGTATATTTTATATTTTTTATTTGTCTTAATAGCTTCAATAACTTCTTTTGTTGTCATTCGCTTCTCCTTTCATAGAAAAAAGGGAACACCATTGTAGATGCTCCCCTTCTCACTAATACATTTCGGAGGTGAAAAACTTAAATCAACTCAAAAAAAATTAAACCAAGAAACACTACGCTTGTAGTATACAACAGAAGTTGGTCCAATTTCTGACCCTTTTAGGTTCAAAACCTAAAAAGTTTTAAAAAAGTTATTGACTTGATTTAATGTACTTCCGATAGTCTTCGATAAAATTCATTACGCTTATCATAGAACTGCCTTCTTCCACAAGGACAACCTTCCAGCTTCTCATATGGAATGCCTGTGCTTACCTGCTTGATAATGTATTCCGCCAGCTTACGATCCACTCCTTCTGCTACAATTTCAATAAGCAACGTATCTGTCCTGGCTCTCTCTCCTGCTCTTGTGTGCTCATTTAATCGTTTCTTCTTTTCAGGATATTGCTGACAGAAGTATTTAAGTTCTAAGTATCTTTCTTTAGTTAGGTTCTTCATCGTCTTCCACCTCCCTTATTCGTCTGTACTTGCTCCACTTCAATTTTCCTTTTTCAAATTTGTTTACTGTTGTCATTACACAATTAGCTGATGTTCCAACAGCCATTGCAAGCTCTGTTGCTGTATCGTAAATCCCTAAAGGAAACTCGTACTTATCTTTGCTCACTATCATCCAAATCATTCTTTTTCACCACCTTGTATGGCTTCTTTTTGAAATCCTTAATTGCCTTATCCAGAGTTCCGAATTTAACGTGATTACGCTTATCAATCTCTTTCAGGATCTCGGCTTGTTTCTTTCTGTTCATCGTCTCGCCTTTCTAATCTGTGCATACAATAACTTGCAAATATTAGGAATGCCAGATTTAACGCTAATAATATTTTTACTGTCAACATAATTCTTTCTCCTTTATTTTTCCACATAAAAAAACTACCAACCGAATACTGGCTGATAGTTTTCTGTTTGATTATTTAATTTATTTGTTCTGTTCAATAAATTGTTGCATTAGCTTTGTTAATTCCGGGCCTTGAGATAAATGCAGTTCTTTACATAACTTTTTAAATTCTTCCGCTACAGCGGTATTAACCTTGTAAGTCTTTGCTGATACTCCTGCTTTCATATCCCATTTATCCTGTGGTCTAATCTTCTTTTCGTCCATTGATAATCCTCCATATTTTTGCTACTCTTTTCTAATCTTATACTCTAATGCAATTATTAAAATTATACTTATAATGTTGGCTATTATTCCTATTGCTGAAACAATATCAATTCCATTGTTTATGGTTATATAACCTAATACTGCAAAGGATGTAAGATTGGTTAAAAATAAACTCTGTTTCATAGACTTTTTTCGAAAAATGGTTTAAAATTAGCGGTGAGTAGTGGGATTTACCCACCGCTTAACACTTATTTAAAGAATGTTGAATATATCAAACATATCATTGTGATAATGGCTTGGACAATACTGATTATCACTTGGGCTTCTTTGAATAAGTGTTTTTTCTTTTTCTTATCCATTTTTCTTTACCTCCTTCATTTGATATATTTATTGTATCATACGTGTACGTATAAGTCAACACTTTTATGCAATTTTCTTTATTTTTTTATTAAATTATCAGCCAATATTCAATTGTCAATGTTCTGTTGCTTCTATTTTTCTTTGCTGTCTCCAGCTTGTACACTCTCGCACATTCTGCACTCGTCACAAGGTGCTTCAATTCCGAATATGCACGCCATCTATTCCACCGCCTTTCACTATCTCGACCACTTTGTGATAACCTGCAATACCAGTATTTGGTACTCTGCTATATTCTAATTGTTCTAAAACCTTATCCACGTTATAGGCTGTTGGCTGATTTTCAATGAACTCATCTATGCCCATAAATTCATAATCTTTTCTTAAATCACAAGCACCTTTCAATGATTCATGTAATTCTCCCATTAATTTATCTGCATCTATTAATCTCATTTCAACATTTCTCCTGTTCCTCCACCTAGCTTGTTCCTATGCATAGGTTTAATATTTAATCTGTCACATAAAAGATTAAGTGTAGAACACGCTTCACTATCGAGTACATTATGTCCTTTTGTGTTATATATTTTTGCTATTTCCCTTGCTACTTTCTTTTTTCGTATAAATCCTCTGTTACTCATATTCTTATCCTCCTTACGCTTCAATTCTTAATGTAGCTTTCTCCAATGTTTCTACTTTACGGCTTCCTTCAAGCATACTATGTTCACCTGAAAGTAAGTTAACACTCATGTATATATTCCCAGAATCCATATCAACCACTTCATCCGTCCTCATATATACACTGTTGTTTGTTTCAATTTTAAATAATTCCCCAATACTTAAATCTATAAGTCTTACTCTTTTCTTTCTCATATCTTCAATTACCATTTGGTTATCCTCCTTTAATTCAACACTAATGTTACACAGTTTAACAATATAACCTTTTCATCAGGTCTAAATCGAACTTTAATCCCTATATAGTCTTCACTAAGACACACAGCATTAAATTCATCTCCTACGCAAGTTGTCTTACCACTTTCACTATAAGATTTTTCAGTCTTCATATAATAAAATCCTGCACTATTAGTGAATATATCTCCAATTATTAAATCACTAAATTTTCTAGTATCATTTCTGTTATCTTCAATCTTCATCTTTTTCTCCTTTCAACCTAACAACTGATATGCCATCCACACTATAAATGCAAATATTGCAATAAAACACTCGGCAATGAAAATCACAGCACATATATCGCTATCCATGACGTTGATTAAAATGCCTAAATTCCCTGTTATGAGCAATCCTATTAATATCGCCTTAATTAATCTTATCCAATCCATCTAGTCCTCACTTTCTGCTAATTTTGCGTATTTCCAAAAATTCACGTCATGTTCGTTTACAGCACTCCAAGATGTTTTTCCCTCTTTCCAAACATACACCCTTCCATTTTCATATTTAGCAAAATACCTTTTAATCCATTCTGATTTTAAGATGTCTTTAACCAATATCGGTGTATCAACTTTGACCTTGCTCCAATCAACTTCTGGTTCTTTGTATTCGGAGAAAAGCCACTCCTCTAAATATGGCTTACAATCTTTCTTTCCTCCAAAATCACATTTACCACAGTGACATTCTCTACACTCTACAGGCTTATCATTTATGACAGCTAGTTTTGTTATGCTTATCACTTCTGTATCTATTAGCATTTCCTTATATTTCTCAATATTTAACATTCCTCTCACTCCTTAACATTTCTTAACATTTTCTTCTCGCTTCTCATCTGCAATCTCGTACTGTAAATCGCATATGTAGTTGGTTAAAATCTTAACTACAACTTCACTCTTTGTTTTATTATTATCTTCGCCAGCTCTTTTTCTTTTAGCTTCCAGCTTATCTCTGTAAGCGTCGTGTTGCTTGCTGGTAATAACATCGCCTTCGTACAGTTCGAATAACTCTTCGTCTGTATGAATCTTCTCACCTTTAACAGTTATGCAGACTTCATTAACCTTTGCTCTTTCCTTTTCTGCTTTTCCGATAAAGCGTTCTCTTAATTTTTGAAATTCTTTCAAGAGCTGTTCCAATGCTTTTGTTTCTATGCTCAAACTACTACCTCCTCTAATTATTCAAAATAACTACAAAAATAAAAATTAATAGCACCATTAATATAAGCATCAGTATGTTGTATAAGATTTCTAAAATTTCTTTTAATTTCTTCATGTTTTACCTCTTACTTAATCTTTAACTTTGTTCTTTTTTTGTTCTTCGCTCTGTCACGAATCTTCTGCATAGTCTCGTCCCAATCCTTAATCAATGAATCAGGCATATTCTTTGTTTTTTGTTTATAAATTCTGCCAAAGTAAAGCTTGTATTTTTTCTTTGCTCCAACTCTAGCCTGAAATTCTTCTTCGGTTAAATCGTAGTCTTTTAGAATTTCTTCTTTGGTTGATGTAGCTACGAATCTACCACTAACATATACGTTGTATTCGTCCAATTATTTACCTCCTAATTCTGCTCTTTTCTGTTTGAGCTCTGTTAATTCTTTTCTAATTTCTGATAACCTTTGTCGTTCAGAATCTGTTAGAATCTCTCCGCCAAAGTAAATCATCTGCTCTTCTCTTTCGAGTTTATTTATTCTATTTTCAATTTTCTTTATCATTTCTTCTCCTTGTAAAAAATAAAATGTAGAATCGCTGTTGATATGTCGCTGACTAACTTACCGCTTCGCTTATCTGAATGTTTATTCTTAATCGCCTGCAAACGATTGTACATATCAAGACAAATAGCATCTTCGTGTCCGTCAATATCCATATTCTTGTAAAGAGTAACAGCGTTCCAGATTTCAGTTATAATGTTGAAGATTTCTGTAAAATCTTTAATTCTGCTCATGTAATGTCTCCTTTTTTGATGTAACACCTTTGGGGTTGATGTAACACCTTTGTGCCACCTTAAAAAAACTAAAAGTGTTACGCTTTTCGCCTTTATTTATGGGGTGTTTGAGAAATGTAACACCTGTAACACCTAAAATCACCCATATAGAAAAAATTTCAAAAACGAAAAAACTGAAAAAATAAAAACATTTTCAATTTTTTTGATTTTTTAATGTAAATATAAAAAAGTGTTTAAAATCGCAAAAAAGGTGTTACAAGTGTTACAGCCCATTATTAAAGGGATTGAAACGGTTTTATACACTCTTTAGATGTAACACCTAAGCCTAATTTAGCCAAAATCGAAGGGAAGTTGCCCTTTTTCTACATCTACAAAGTCGTCATTGTCGTCTGGTAATTTAAGCCAAATACACCTTTGAACCATTCCGTTGATTCGTTTTGTTTTTGTACTTTTGCCATCTTTACCTACTCTTATCAGTTCCTTTTTTCTCGCCCAAGATAAAAATGTCCTGCTGGAACAGTTGGCTTCCTTGCAAATCTTATCGAATACATTTTTCAAGATAATTGCATATTCACCTTCAAGAACTCCCCAAATTTGACGATAATCGTCTCTGCTGGAACCTTGAATAATGAAGTTGTTTTTATTTATTCCAATTTCCGAAATCATGTACTCATAAGCTCGCTGATTTTCCGATACAGCATCTTTATCTTTCAACAAGTTAAAGCACGTCTCGAAGTCCAAATATTGCCCGTCATTGAATAGATTTTCTGTAGCCAGCTTGTCCGCTGTCAGAATGATTGACATTGGTAATACCTGCTTTTCTTCTTTCTCAACACCGATTTCCGTTGCTCTATCCTGAATACGTTGCTGGAAGTCCTTTTGAATTTTTGAAATTTCGTCAAAGCCAATATCTTTCACTAGCTCGATAAATTCTTCGCCAGCATATCCGTAATTCTTCTTAATTACTTCTACAACGTGATTTCCGTTATCAAAGATATAGCCTTCTTCCATTTCAACATCAATAATTCTATTAACAGCTCCACCCTGCATCGTCTCTGTCACCAAGGAATGCTCGTTATTTGTTAGAAAAACATTCTTCCAAGAGTTTGTCGCATTGATTCCTAAATTGACGTTAGAACGCTCTTTTCCTTTGCCTGAACATAAGAAATAAACAAGCGTTGAAAAATCGTCGTCAAATCTGTTTTTAATTTGCGACATGTCGTCAATTAATACAGGAAAGTTGTTCAAAAAATTTGTTCTTGTTTCTAATGCTGTAATTGTCGATTTAGGGTCAGTCACATATTCGTTATTGCCGGGAAAAGCATAAATTGAAGCAGCTAACATTAACGCTACAGTTTTACCTTTTCCTGTGTCTCCCCATAAGTTCACGATAAATGGTAATGCATTCAATGGCTCTATCAGAACAGATGCAAATGCTGATGCCATGTATATTTTCGGCTCCAATCTGCTCGTTGCTCTAATACCCTTAACAAGGTCGTACCACTTTTCACGCTTTCCTTCTTTTCTTATTGATTCGTAAAGCATCTTGAAGTTAGATTCATTGTCAAAGTAAACATTCACGTCGTATGGAACGAAGTCATCCTTAATCCAGCCTAGCTTGCTAGTTGAATTTCGCACTTCAATTTCTTCCACATTCAGATTTTCAACATCAGATAAATAACTAACTAATGCTTTTGAATTTTCGCTTGTCACTGACACGCCATAATCAGCCAGTGCTACGATTTTTGAACTTGAAGCTATGATTGACTTGTCTATCACTATGTCTTTCCACATTGCTCCTTTTTTGAATTTCAGTTTTACTTTTTCTTTGCCCGTTTGGATGTTTATCATTCTTGCGACAGGGATTATTGGATGATAACAGGCAAGTCGTTCGCCCATAACTGTATAAGTTCTCACTCCATTGTCGTTAGCTACCCAAGCTCCACAATCGTAAGATTCGTCGCATCCTGTAAAGTCAGTCACATTGTTACTTGTCTTTGCTCCTGCTCGAACATCCCTTTTAGCTAATTCAATCAATCGCTTTTCTTCTTTTTTGGCTGCATTTATTAGCGTCTTGAATTTGGTTAAGCACTTCAACTGTTCAGCTCTATCCATTGCTTCTTGAATCATTACTTCTCTAGCAAGAAGATCATCTTCATCCATGATGCTCTCTATTGTTTTAATGGATAGGATTTCGTCCTTATCCATCTGCTCAAAACTCAAATCTTCTCACCTCTTTCCTGTAAGTAGTCATATTCGCCCCAAAGTATTGTCAGCTTGTTTTCCGCTTCGCACCAATCATCTGCCAAAGGCTCTGAACGAAGTTTTATTTTCTTGTAAAATTCAATCATTAAAGATAAATAATCTAATCTGTGATGTATTAATACTAATTTTTGCTTTTGTTTTTTTCGCTGTGATTTTGCTTGCTGGATTTTTCGCATTGATGAAAAAGTCTTTTTTTCGTGCTTGTACTCTCCACCAAGATTCATAAACGCTTCCTTGAATGTCAAATTATCCATTCTTTGAATAAAGTAAAAAATATCTCCACCAACTCCACATCCAAAGCAATAAAAGGAATCTTTGTATATTTTCATCGAAGCGGTTCTGTCGCCCTTATGAAAAGGACATCTGACAAATCCAGCTCTGTTTGGAACAAGTCCATATCTGCTTAGAACTTCCCGCATTGAGTAGTTCTGTTTGATTTCATCACTATTCATATTCAACACCTAGCAGTTTGCATATAATCCTTCCGGTGCTGTTCTTGTGACAAAACTTCCATTCAACACCATAAGCCATTGCTATCCTGTACATTTCTTCCTGTAGTCTTGCTCCGCTTAATTTCTGATATTTGGATTGCCAATTTCTGACGTCCCTCAAATCGTTAATTCCGCCTTCCTCTACAAGAACAATCACCCTGACGTGATTTTTGTATGCTAATCTGATTTCTCGCCAAAACCTGCTCTTGTCATTGCTACACAAATTCTGTGCAACTTCCTGCAAGTTTCTTTTTCTGTCTATGACGAGATTTTCTTTTCCGACGACACAATAATCGGCAATATCCATTTTTTTATCTATGTATTCGATATTGTGCCTGTCAAAAAACGCTTTAACGCCTGAAATAGCGTGTGGCTTCTCTCTTGTATCAATCTGTATCATTAAAAGTTGAATGGAAGCCCGGAATCATCCACATTGTCAGGAATGTTCATAAATCCGGCTCCTGCTGGATCTGCTGGCTGTGTCTGGTTATTACTTTCATTATTTGAAGAATTAGAACCTTTGCTTTCAACAAATTCATGCTCGAAGACAAGACATTCATTTGTGTAAACTGTCTTACCATCTTTGTCTTGATAATGCCCTGTTCTCCACTCTCCAACAGCTGCAATCTTCATTCCTTTAAACAGGTATTTCTCCACAAATTCTGCAGTTTTTCCAAAGGCTGTGCAGTTAATAAAATCTGCATCAGGCTGTCCGTCTGTCTTGAATCTTCTATTAACAGCAAGGCTGTATTTAGCAATACACATCTGTCCGTTTGCGTTCTCTGAATATCTAATGTCAGGGTCGCGTGTTAATCTTCCGATTAATGTAACTTTATTCATTCTTCGCATCCTCCCTGATTTCTTCATTAATAGCTTCTGTTAGAGCACTTGCAGTCTTAGGTTGTTCAAACCAATCTGAAACCTTTGTTTCTTTTGTTTTAATTCCGTTAAAGATACCTGTAAGCTCGACTAACTCTTCTTCTGTAACCGATTCAACTGTATGTTTAAGTCTCTTTTCTAACTGTTCTTTTGAAACTCCAACCTTGTTAAATGCAACAACCATATTATTAATTCTGTCAATTAATGGTGTTAAATTGTTTCCTGTAAGAGTTCTTTTACATTCGCTGACGCATGCTTCAATCAAATCTGGTGGAAGAATTGCAAGGATTCTGCTTCTCAATCTTCTTGCCCCCATATTTGCATTACTTTCGTATATGTCTCTTTGACTTGTGAGCTCTTTTGCACCGTATTTACTGTCACGAACATGCTTGTTGGTAAAGTTCTGCAAAGACATTGTGTTTGTCTCTAAATCCCAACAGTAAGCCTGCATTTCTGACTGACCGTCACTGTTTGACAATTCTTTAATTCCGTAATCTAAATTGCCATAGCACCTTGCCAGCTCTTCTGCAAATCTTATGGTTACTCCCGTAACTGTTTCTCCACCACGTGGGAATGAGTAAAATGCTTTTTGCGCCAATCCCGGACGTTGACAACTCTGTATTGCTTTAGCAAATGCCTCTGTTTCGTTTCGTGGAAATCTTTTGGCAATAATTAATTTTCCCTGGGCCTCAGCTATTGCCCTATTGCTTTCAATGGCAACTGTTCCCTGATTTACGTTTTCTGTAGGCAGGTGGGTTCCCACCTGCATTACAACTCCTTTATTTTCTTCCATAACAATTCCTCCTATAATTCAATTACTGTCATATCTTCATCATCTGTTGTTCTCGTTGCTATAAACTGCAAGCCTTTTTCCTTGCACTTTTTATACAATTTTTCTCTCATGTCAGTAGCTAATCTTTCTATTCCATCAATTAATATGATATGTAGTCCATTTGGGTTTTGAATAGCAACATCAACGCACAAATTCAATTTTTCGCCATCTGATAAATTACTTACCGGAAGGTTATGTATCAATGGGATTCCGTCAACAACAGTTAATCCTTCAATCGGTATTGAACACTCTTCCAAAATTTTGCCCGGTAAATCTCTTGCAAGTTCTATTTTGGCTGTAAGATTATCCGAACGTGCTTTTAACAGCTCAATTTCACCTTCAAGTCTCTCCATTCTTCTATATTCGTTGATATATGACTTCATCTTTTCAGCTTTTGAAACCTTTTCTTCCATTTCTGATGTGTCAGTAATATCCATGCCTGCATATTCTTCATAAACTTTAAGGTCAGCCATATGCTGTGCCATCTTTTTGTCATGCTCTGCTTCTATTACCTTTATTTTTTCTTCCTTCTTTGATGCAAGTGTTTTTTGCTGTTCTTCCAACATTTCAATCTGATGTTTTAGATCCGCCACGGTATCATTAATTCTTTTTTCTTCAGCACTAATTTCCTTGTCAAGAGCTGCAACAGCAATCTCTTTTTCTGCATCTATTCCACGAACAGTATTAGCCTGATTCTGAATAACCATTTTTGCCTTGGATATCTGATTATTTTTATTCTTGATTGCCTCAATGGCCTTGTATGCCTCTCCCAGATTTGCTTTCTCCCAGCGCTCAACATCATATTCTGCTGGTATTTCTTTTGCTATATCTTCAATAAAAGCTTTCTTGTTTCTTATGTCTCTGTTCAAATCCTGTCTTGCTTTGAAATATTCGCCTTTCTCACTTTGAATATCCGATAAAACTTTCAGTATGTTTTGTTCATAATCAATCCATGATGGTATCTCACCAAACCATTCTTTTATTGTATTCAAATCCCATTTGTAATCGATCATATCAAATATGATTGAGTTCTGCTGCTGTTTTGACATGTCCAAAAACTCAACCGGATTCAACTGTAAGTTTGTAAACAATTCTCTCAACAATGTTTCAGGACTATTTACACTGACACCTGACTGTTTGATTGCTTTATAATCTGCCTGATTTGTTCTACATTTTCTATCAATACTTAAACCTGTGTCTGTCTCAATTATTATTTCACCTTCAGTTTCTCCTGACTTTACTATGTAATCCCTATCCGATTTATTTGTTAATGCATATTTAATGGCATCTATTACCGAACTTTTACCTACACCGTTTTTTCCAATCAGTTCAATTGATTTTCCGTCTGCATCATATTCTTTGATTCCAAACAGATTTTTTATTTTAATTTTTGTAATATTCATATACTCCTCCTGCTCTATTTCTCGTAATCTTTTTTAATCCATGCCGGCAATGAAAGATTATTTATGTCTCCATTAATTCCGTTATAGCCGTACCAGTTATTGTTTTCCTTGCAATAATGATACGTACCTAAATATTCTCTAAATAAGTCCTGGCCTCTTAGCATCATGTATTCATCAGCCTGCAATATATTTACTGCATAAGGAGCTTTTTTCTCAATTGCGATAAACACAAAACAGCATTTCTTGTTGATATTTTTGCTTACTCCTTCGCAATACATGTGAGCCTGTAGGTCATATCCATATTCCACTGCTTTTCGCATAAAAACATCTGTCTGTGCACTTTCACATGTTTTTAAATCTGCGATTATCGTTGTGTCTCCTATTTCTGTCAAAATGTCCGGTCTGCACTTACACTTTTCTCCTGTCATATCATCCGTCCAAAAGAATGACTGTTCATGCTTTCCTTCCAATAATTTTCTTGCAATTGGTATTTCATTGACTGCATCAGCCATCTGCTTAATAACATCCATATCATCCTGTTCAACAAAGAACTTTCCTTCATTGTCTGCCAAAAACTTTCCATACATTTCCTTGCCGGCTTTTGTTCTCTTATCACACTTAGGAATAATTGCATATTCTTCCTCAAACTTGTCCGGTTCAAGAATATATGAATGTAATGCTATTCCGAACAGTAAAGCCTTGCTCTGTTCAGAAGGGTTTTCCTGCTCATATTTAAAATGTTGCGGACTTTTTGAAATCTTGAATAAGTCTGAACGTGATATTCCTTCCGCTTCTCTATATTCCTTATTTGTCACTCTGTTCCTCCCTTGCTTCCATTGTAATTTCAACACTATCTGGTCCTTCTGTTTTAGTTTCTATCGCTTCCTGCATAAATCTTGCAGCAATCATAGCGTCTTCATATCCGAAGTTAGCTTCGCAATCGCCGACCTTTATTTTTACGATATATTTCATTTTCTATTCCTCCATTAATGCTTCATCCAACGCTCTAATCGAAAAGGCTGCAAACCCTGCTATTAGAACTGCAACTAATATTTGTAATGCTTTGCTGTCTAACTCAATCCAGCCATTGGCTAGAAGTACGACTGCAACGACAACTCCAAATGCTACATTTTTTGTTTCATTCAGCACTCTGTACTTTTCTGACAGAGTGTGGTAATCTTTAATTGGTTTATTTTTTGAGCTTGAGCGTATGTTAATGCACTTGGGCTCTTCTTTTGTGTGGATTGTTCCCACTTCTTTAATTTCTAACTTTCCTTTTTCCATTCGTTATTTTGCTCCTCCAATCTTTCCAACCATATCGGTTATTTTTTCATTCGACCAACTTCTTGGTTCAGTCAATCTTGGACAATGTGTGTCCATAATGTCCTCTTCTTTTCCCAAAGGACAGTCCCTGCAACTACCTGAATACTTCCTGCATATATCACGCAAATCTCGGTAGCTGTTAATTGCTCCAATCAATTTAATCACTCCCTTTCCCT